GACCCAGCCGCGATAGGGGATTTTGGGTTTGGGGCAACCTTGCGCTTATTCCGCGCGGCGATCGTCTCCAGCACCTTTTCGATGTGCGGCTCGGTCGGATCGAGCTTCCGAATGTTTTCGGGCGTACACGGCATCATGCCCAGATCCGGGCCTTCCCAGCGCACGATATTGTGAATCAGCAGCGCCAGTTGGTTCTCGCCGAGGTGCATCTCCATCGTCTTGTTGTCGCCGGCCATCTTGACCAGCTCGCTCTTGACCCTGGCGTCGGTCGCCACATCCATCTTGCTCTTGATATAGATCACGTTCGGCGGCGTGTCGCTGATCACCGCAGCTGCGTCGAACTCAGGCACGGCAACCGGCGGATCGGTGACAAAGTACCGGCTCATAGCGTCGTCCTCGCATTCTGCACCATCACACTAAAGTCCGAGGCCAGCGTCGTGTCATACTGGCTGTTCATCACCAGCTTGACCGTGCGGTTGGTGCCCTGATTGTCGCCCCAGTCCAGATCCTCGTATGGCCCGTAGCTATCGAACTGCGCATAGTTGTAATAGTCGGGCGTCACGCTCTCGATGAGCGCGCCGTTGTGCCGAACCCTGACTTTCAGATCGGTCCCGGCGGCCCACTGGTCGTACTGGTTGTAGTCGGGGTACTCGAACTCCAGCTCGGTCTTGAGTGCGACCACCGGCTTGCGGCCGATCGCGGTGTAGCCGAATGTCGTGGTCGGCCCGGCCGCGATATATTTATACGTGACGCCGGTGGTGATCGTGTGCTTGGCTTTGAGCAGCCGGCCCGTGATCGCGGTCGTGCCGATCGCGCTTGCCGTATCGACCCACAGCTGCATCTCCATGCCGGGCAGCGTGTCGCCGGCGATCGAGGCTGGCGCGCTGGGTGCTGCGACCTTGGCGGGGAAGTTGCCGCCGCCCTTGACGTTCAGTGTCGCCACGCCCTCCGATGTGCCATCATTTTCGAACACCAGTTCTTCCAGCACGCAGAACGGCGATTGCAGCTGATTGATCGCCGGGTCGCCCCAGTACATCGTCGCGGCCTTAATGTCGTCACTCGTGATCGTGCGCGCGAATGTCCAGAGCCTGGTCAGCACGCCGTTGGTCGGCGTGCTGGGCGACGTGACCGCTTTGACCGCCATATTCAGCCAGACCGGCAAGTAGTTGACATCCGCGTCGCCGTCGGCCGAGAAGGTGCAGTTCTTGCGCACGATCTTATGGCGGTAGTTCATCACCAGCGTGCCGCGCTGCTCTTTCGGCCGGTACTGGCTGACGTAGGGCTTGATCACGCCGGCCATGTTGAGCGCGTGCGTCGGCGGCGTGACGGGTGTGTTGCGCGTCGCCTCCAAGGCCAGCGAGAATGTTTCGAAGGGGATCTCGGCCATAGCGTGCTACTCCTTTGGGCCACTCAGCGGCGCAGTCTCGCGCGGCGGCGGTGTTTTCCTGTAAAACGGCGTCGCGTCGATCGACTCCTGCATGCGCGTATCGAGCGCGTCCCACTCATCGTCGGTCAGGTCGCGCAGCGGCACGCCGGGAAAGAACGCGTGATCAGGGTTCTTGGTCGCATCGTAATATCTGGCAATCTTCATAGCCCACTCCTCACCGCGTTTTTCTCCAGCACGTCGCCCACAAAATCGCAGACCCGGTACAGCGTCTCACCGATCTTGGCATAGCCCGCGTCGCCGCCGGTCACTTTCGCCAGCCCCTCGACGATGCGCCCGCCCAGCGTCGGGCTCAGATCGACACTGGCCGGGATCGCGTTCAGCAGGGTTAAGAGCTGCATCTCGGCCTGCAAATTGTCTTGCCAGACGATGATCAGGCGATGCGTGAATCGATAGCGCATGGCGGTTATTTGGCCGTGCTGTGACCGCTCGAACGATGCCAGCGCGGTGTACAGCGCGGGTGCGTCCTGGATCGCGGTCGGCTCGCCCAGCAGGATATTGGTCAAGCCGTTAATGGTCTTGAAGCGCTCCTCTAACCCCTGGTACATTGTCAAGGCGCTCATGTCATGCCTTTGAGTAAATCATCGCCGGCCGATTGCAGCAGCTGCGCGATCTGCGCCTGGCTCTCGTCGATGCCCTGCTGGAAGAACGGAATGCGTGCGTGGACAAAGGGCGCGTAGATGACATTCGACCCGAGAAAGCCGCGATCGCCGCCCTGTTCCACGCGGGTTGTCTCCGACCGCCTAAGCGTGCCCGTGCGTACCGGTGTCTGCGGCATGCTATGCGACAGCGCGACGAGCGTGATCTTGGTCATCAGCGCGGTCTTAAACGCGCTGAACTGCGCCGGGTCTTTCAGCTTGGCAGCCAGGGCGGCCGGCGCGCTGCCGACCCAGCTGATCGTCGGCTCGCTCATCGCATACTCCAGAGTAGCCCGGCCAGCACAGCAGCGGCCAGTACGAAGGCGAGTACGGCCAGCAGCAGCGGCCGTAAGCGTCTCATAGTGTCGCCGCGCTCAGCACCTCAGCAGCAGGCAACGGGCGCGGAAAGATCGCCGCATGCGCGAGGTTGCCACTCCAAAGACTCGTCGGCGTGGTCGCATTCGCCGCAAGATTCGCGTTGGTGCTCACAATTGCGCCAACCCATGTGCCCAGTCCAGTCAATGTCGCACCCTCTTGGACGCCGTTAAAATAGGCAATCACCTGATCGGCGCTTTTCGACCAGGTGAGGCACGCATGGAACCATGCGGTCGTGGATGTGGCGCGGTTGCGGCTTTTTGCGGTGCCGCCAGCCACATAGTTAAAGCCGAAGGTGTTCGCCCCGGCCACCTTTTCGATATAGACTCTATTATTTGCATCCACTTGCAGCGTGATGAAGCGCCGCACCGCCCCATCCGACCACACCCCCACCGCGCTCACTTGCGCCCAGAAGATGATCGATCCTTCCGCCGCGTTGAATGCTTGAATGAGCGATGCCGAATAGAGATTGCAAAACGCGGTTGTGCCGTTGAATCCCGCCGCCCCTCTCCCGTCGCCGATCCCTATCTGCGTGAGCGCGGCTGCGGTGTACGCGCCGTTCCTGCCGTTGCCTGACTCGTCCAGCGCGACCGACCCGCCCGCATCGGCCAGCGGCCAATAGGCGATCGGGCCGAGCGCCCTGATCTTGCGGGTGTAGCGCAGCACCATCGTCGGATCGAGAAACAGATTATGGTGCGCCTGTCGCATTAGTTTCGATCACAGAACACGGTCACGGTGAACTTCTCCAGCGCCGCCGGTGTGAAGGCGTCCAGCGTTTCCAGCACGAAATAGAGCGACGTGGCGACACAGGTGTACGGCATGCGCACGGTCAGGTCGAGCGCGCGGCTATTGTCGCTATTGGTCGCGTCGGCCGCGGTGATCATGGCCGGCAGATCGACGTAGCCGACCCGCTTGGCGCTATCGGCGTACACATCTTTCCATGCCAGATTATCGCCGGCCAGGGTCGCGCCGGTCGTGTTGAAAAAGTGGACGCGCATGCGCGGCGTGATGCTCTTCTTATCCGTCGCGACGCGGATGCCGACGACGTACCCGCCCAGTCCGGCCACGCGCGCCGCCGCGGCCAGCGCCTGCATGGTCGTCGTGGTCGCGTCATTGCTCACCACATCATTCGCGGTGTACGGCGTTGAATCGTTTGGCCGGGTGAACTCGGTCGCGATCATCAGCAGATTGCCGCCGACCTCGCCCAGATGATCTTCGGTTCCCGTAGGCGCTACAGCCATAGCTATACTCCGATCGCGATCAGCTGATCGCGTAGATCCTCCAGGATCATCTGCTGCTGCTTGTTCAGTCCGGCGATCTGGCGGATGCCGCCCGACCCCTCGACCCCCACGATCTCGGTAAAGCCGCCCTTGTCGCGACTGCGCCAGATATTGACCGCCAGCTCTAAGGTCAGCTCGACGATCGCGCTGGGCGGCGTCGGCCCATAGCCCCACACGGCCGTGACCCTGTAGCGCGGATAGTCGCCGTATAGCCCGCCGCCCCAGCCCGCCGCGCGATAGAGCGTGCCGCTTGCGGTCGCCTCCCACTGGTCAGCCGTGAGACTGGTGTAGCTGCTGGGGTTGCTGCCGCTCTGGTACTCGGCCAGTGTGACCGTGCCAAGCTGATAGGCGGGCAAGCGCAGAAAGAAGCTGTCATAGCCGCGCACGATCTTGGTCGTCGCGCTCGGCCAGGCGCTATAGTCGAAGGTCTCGTCGGCGAGCAGGCTGCGCATGGCGCTCTGCACGATACCCGTCGCGTGATCCAGGCACGATTGCAGCACGCTATCGGTTGCCGGCGCGACGGTCACACTGGGAGAAACGCCGCCCGTCAGGCTGTTCGTGCCGAGGGACAGCGGCCCGGCGTCAGTGGCTAAGGTGCCCTGGAACGTCGCCGTGTACGGCCCGCCTGGCCGCCCGCGCACGTTCACGCCCGCCGACCCGATCGCGGCGATCGCACGCAGCGCGGTCTGGACGCTGGTCGCGGTCGCGTTATAGGCCAGCGCGCTACTCGCCACGCCTTCGTAGATAAGCGTGTATGTGCCGCCCGTCGGCGCGCCTTGAACAGTGAGTAGCTGCTGGCCCAGCTCCGGCACTTGCGGCAGATAGGCGCGCAGGTCGGCGATGGTGGCGTAGGACACGAGCTACCCCTTGGCCTTATCGGCCGGCGGCGTTTGCTTCAGCTTGTTCTCTGGCGCGGCCTTGGCCTTTTCCGCAGCGGCCGCTTTGCGATCGGCGGTGAGCCCGTAGCGCTCGGCCTCCTCCAGCGGCAGCTGCCCGCCTTCCGCGACCAGCAGCCAGCGCGCACGGCTATCGCCCTCCTCGACCACGTGTTGCTTTTCCGAATCCCAGTACAGATTCGGCCCGTCGTTTGTCCACATCATGGGGTGCTCCTGACTGTGCTGCGGCCAGATCACTAGGTTTGTGTGCCGACTTTTGTCCAGGTCGGCGCCGTCGGCGTGCCGGTATTGATATACAGGATCCCGTTGGTCGTATCGGTCAGCAGCTGGCCGGTGATCGAGCCGCGCCCGGTCACGTCGACTCCCGGTGTCGTCTCGGCGATCGCCAGCGTCGGGGATGTCCCGGTCAAGCTATTCACGGCGGTCATGAGCGGCACGGCCCGCTTGGCAAGTGGCGCGCCCGAAAAGGTCAGCAAAATCGTGCCGATGCCGGCGGTCAAGGTGCCGGCAGTCGCGACGATCGCGCTGGCCGCGCCACTCGGCAGCAGATCGAGCGCGGCATTGATATTGGCCAGCAGCGTTGCGTTGGTGGCTGACCAGGTGATTGCGGCGGTTGTCCAGCCGTCATAGACCAGCTTGAACGTGCCGGCGGTCGGCGTGCCGCCGATCG